AAGTGAGTAAATATTCACAGACCCGTGTCGATACCAAGGCTCTCAAGAGCGACGGCCTGTACGACAAATATGCAAAAACTTCGGATGTTTATAAACTCACACAGAAAGAGAGGGAAGACTAATGTACATTGACCCGTTCCTCGCGGGTGTCCTCGCCACCATCCTCGTCCTGTCCGTAGGACTCGTTCTTATCGGACTCTTTTCCAAAGACAAAACTGACAAAGGAGATAAAGACTAATGGCAAGAATCGGACTGTCTTCGGGCTTTACTGTCATCCCCGAAGGAACCCACACTTTCAAGATCACCGCTGTCGAGTATAAGGAAGACTTCGGCAAGCTGTCCGTCACGATGGAAACGCAGGACGGTGAGAAGCATATCGAGCGGTACTCTCTGCTGACCAACGGCGGGGAAGTGAACCAAGGTGCGCTGAACGCTTTCAGCTACTTCGCCAAGACCGCACTGAACGACTTCTCGCTGAAGGAAATCGACCATGAAGACCTCGTCGGCTGTTTCATCGAATGCGATGTCGAGCATGACGTTCAGCCCAACCGCAACGACCCTTCCAAGACTGTGACCTTTGTCCGGCTTGCCGACAAGCGTCCGTCTGACGGATGGGACGAAGCACCCGCCCCGAAGGGCAAGCCAAAAAGACCGAACTTGAGCGCACTGCTCGGCTAATGAGGACTGCCTATGAACAGTGGGATTCCGACCATCAGCCAAAGGAAACTGGAACGCCACAAGCTGCTGTGCGATAGACTGCACGACCTCTACTGCCGGAAGAACGCAGACTATGGTGATGCTTTCCACAAGGTCTTCTTGGAAGAGGGTGTCGCGTCCTGTAGGATCCGGCTGTCTGACAAGTTGTACCGTTTCCGTAAACTGACACAGGATGCCGAAACGCAGAAGGTCAAAGAAGAAAGCATCACGGATACCCTTATCGACCTCGCCAACTACGCTCTACTGTCTATCCTGGAACTGGAGTTTGCCGATGAAGAAACCTAACGAAAACTATATCCTCAACAACGCTCTTTGCACTTTCGGCCTCAAGCATCAAACCGCTGTGGCGATGGAAGAAATGAGCGAACTGACCAAGGAACTCTGCAAGTGGCAGAGGGGACAGGGTGTCCCCGAACACATCTGTGAGGAAATCGCTGACGTTCAGATCATGCTCGACCAAATGTCGATAGCGTTTGACCGCCACGGGCTGATAGCAAAGTTCCGCGAAGAAAAACTCAAGCGACTGGAAGGACTAATCACTGATTCGGAATAGGAGATAACTATGTTTGAGAACATCCCCGAAGAACTGAAAAGCGAACGAGCCTGGGTCAACGTGTGGGATGGTTCAAAAGTTCCGATGCAAACTGGTGTGCGGAAGGGTGCGTCGAGCGTTTCTCCGGCAACGTGGGGAACGTTTGCCGAAGCTGTGGAGAACGTCGAGAATGGTGTCTATCAAGGCATCGGCTATGTGTTCCACGGCAACGGCATCGTCGGTATCGACATTGATGCGGGATACGACAGCGAGGGCTTTATCTCCCCTCTCGCTGCCGATATCATCAAGACGTGCCGTTCCTACACCGAGAGAAGTCGGTCGGGCAGAGGTTTCCACATCCTTGTCCGCGGGAGTCTGCCGTTCAAAGGGAAGAACAATCAGAAGGGCGTTGAGATGTATCAAGAGAGCCGATACTTCATTATGACAGGCCGGACTACCCTGTACACGAAGATCGTCGAGAACCAGGATGCGATTGATACGATTATCGGCAAATACTTTGCTGATTTGCCGAAAGTCGCAACGCAGACCAACGGCTCCCGAATCTACAATCCCGTCTACCGCGCCCCCAAAAACGGCAAGATTTTACTACGCCCCGAATATCCACCGATAGCGCAAGGTGGACGAAACCTCTGCCTTACCTCGCTTGCGGGACAGCTGCACAGCCGAGGTTATTCCAAGGGAGAAATATATAAAGAACTGCTTCACGCCAACAGTACAGCCTGTAAACCACCGCTCCCGCGCTCCGAGGTCGAACTGATAGTGAACAGCGTCACAAAGTATAAGAGGTAATTATATGGCTGATGATATCCTGTTCACTTTAAGTTCCGGCAAGCAGATCGAGGATCCCAAGATTTCGGAAAAAATGATGATAATTTCGGGAGCGAAACCCGAAAAGTCCAATCCCGTGAAGGGTTTAGGGTATTCACTTGACGAGTGTGGCATGGCTGAACTGTTCGCAGAGTGTTACCGCGACGATGTTCGATACTGCCCCGAACAGAAGATGTGGTACACCTATTGGGACGGTGCATGGCGAAGGGATGCAGGTGCTTCTCTTGTCGCGTCACGCATCAAAGAGTTCTACCAACTGCTGTTCCTGTACTGCGGTGAGATTGCCGACGAGTCTGACAGGACGAGGTTCACCAAATTCGTCATAAAGTTCGGTGACAGACGTTTCCGCGACAGGCTGATGCGGGACGCTTCGGACAACGAGTTGCTTGTCATCAACGCTCATAGGTTCGACGCGAACCCTTATCTGATAAACTGTCAGAACGGCACATACGACTTGCAGAAGATGGAGTTTCGTCCGCACGACTGGCACGATATGCTGACCATGCAGACAAACTTCGAGTACACCGTTCGGGATGTACGCTGTGAGCGGTGGGAGCAGTTCATAGATGAGATAACACAGGGGGACAAAGAGAAAGCAGACTATCTGCAAAAGGCTCTCGGCTACTCCATGCTCGGCCTTGCCAACGAGGACTGTATGTTCATCCTTCACGGTAAGACCACACGGAACGGCAAGTCAACACTGCTGTCAGCCATACACCATCTGCTCGGAGATTATGCGAGAGTGTCCCCTGTGTCTATCATCTGCAAGTCTGACAGACAAAGCGACGCAAAGGCCGCGAATCCGGCTCTCGCGTCGCTCAAGGGCAGAAGATTCGTAACAATGGCAGAGTCCAACCAGTACGGAAAACTCGACGAGGAAACCATCAAGCAGCTTACAGGCGGTGAAGAGATAAGCACCCGCAATCTGTACGAACAGCAGACCACATGGCTCCCGCAGTTTACTTTATGGCTGTCGTGTAACGACTTACCGAGCGTGAGCGACAAGAGTCTGTTCGCTTCAGACCGATTGCGTGTTATCGAGTTCAATCGCCACTTCTCGCCGGAAGAACAGGACAAGAGTCTGAAGACCAAATTCCAGGAAAAAGAGTCCATGCAAGGGATCTTCACTTGGCTCGTCAGCGGGTACTTCCAGTACAAGCGTTTCGGCCTTGAGATGCCCGAACACATGGCACAAGTCGTGAGCGCATACAAGCGCGACAACGACCTCGTTCTGCAATTCCTTGAAGACAGATGCGTGTCCTGTAAACCGAGCGAGAAGAAAGCTACAAAGGCCAAGAGCCTGTACGATGCGTATAAGATATGGTCGAAGAGCAACGGCCTGTATCCGTACTCCGCAAAGCGGTTCAACGCTGACATGGAAACGCATCCCGAATGGCATGGCGGTCGAGTGAAGCGCGACGGTGACTCTGTGTTCAAAGACATTATGTTGAGAGGATAACATATGACAAGTTGGGAAACTGCAAGACTTTGCGAGAAACTAAACTCCGACCTCGGTATCAGCGAAAAGCTTCGGAATGACGCTGTTGACGCTCTGTGCAACTCACATCTATACACCAGTACGCTGACAATGGCAAGCTGTTTTCAGCCGAGAATGAGGGGGAAAACGTGTTTACCGCTGACTATCAACGATGCTGTGGATAATGTATATAAACATCTGTCTTATCGTCGCGACCTCGCTCGTTTCAAGCCTGGTGATGTTGTGTACAATCTTACCACAAAGTATATCTCTGATGGATGTGGTATAGACACCCTTCTTGAGGGGACAAAAATGAGAATTCTTTATGTGCAAGACGGATACGCGAAGTGTACCACAGAAAACGGAACGCGATTTATGCTTTCACTGGACGATATCACCCACAAGGATCCCGAAGAAAGAAAGGAAGAAGATATGGGAACTGGAAACACGCACGAAGTACATCTCTACGCTGTCAACTCGTTCGACTTCAAGCCGAGAAAGATTCTCAAGTCCTACAGCAAACGAAAGAACACTGACAGTACCATCGTCTTTTGGAACGACGGTACGAAGACAATCGTCAAACGTGCCAAGGACGAGCCGGACAACACATACGCAGCTTTCACAGCTGCCCTTGCTATCAAGCTGTTCGGCAGCAACTCTGCGTTGAAGAAATTCATCGAGAAGCACACGGAAGAGCAGATCGTAAAGGGTAAGGTGTGAGAACATGAATAATATTTTGTACAACATCGCCGGAAGGTTGGAAGGACTCGCATCGGGTTTGAGTTGCAACAGCAACATGAAAGAAGTCGTGACCATTCTGCGTGACGCTGCCGAAAACCTCAAGGCTATCATCGAATATAAGGGTGACTAACGATGCCGTACCTTCACACACAAATCCACTTACCGGATCTGATACCACTGGAACCAACGGAGCCGAAAGTCATCCCGCCGAGGGACGAGGATGAACTGCTCCAGGAATTACGCGACAGGAGATTAGAAGATGACTACCGCAGACATGATTCGCTCAATGAGCGATGAAGAACTTGCCAGGTTTATGCTTCAAACCAAATTGAAAGCAATCGAGAAAGCTGCAAAGAAGTGCGGTTTTCGATTTGAGCCAAAAGAAAAGAATCTTCAAAAGGGTTACAGAGAAATCCTCGCATCTCTCAAGAAAGAAAGCAGAATCGAGGTATAACATGGCAGAAATCACACGACACGCCGCCAAGCGAATACGCGAACGGCAAGGGATCCCGAAACGAGCGTCGCAGAAGACCGCAGACAAGGCTCTCGCAGAAGGATTGACATACGAAGATACAAGCGGAAGTCTGCGTAGATTCATCTCTGCGCTGTACCTCAAGCGCGGTACGGCGAATAACATCCGAATCTACTGTGACCAAGTCTATATCTTCCACGATGAAACATTGATAACAGTGTTCCCGTTACCGCAGAAATACCGCAGAACGGTCAGAGAAATCAGAAGGAAGGGGAGATAGTATGGGAAGACGGAAGGGTGACCCGCAGCCCGAAAGACAAGTACACGTTACGCCGGAAGAGAACGCGCAATTTATCATGCACAATCTCGAAGTGTCTAACCTTGCCAATACTCCCTGTAACTTCAATGAACCCGAAGCTGTAGGACAGAGGATCCAGGATTACTTCGCGGTCTGTATAAAGAACGGCAAACGTCCGACCGTTGCCGGACTTTCTCTTGCGTTCGGAGTAGACCGCAGAACATTATACGCTTGGCGTGTAGGAACACGCAGAGCGGGAGCAGAAGAGAGCAGAAAGAAACTGGAGCAAGCGTCCGCGATTCTCAATTCGCTCATGGAAGACTATATGCACGAAGGGAAGATAAACCCCGTAGCCGGAATCTTCCTTATGAAGAATCATTTCGGTTATGAAGACCAACGCAAAGAGATCCACGTCCAGGAAAATCCTTTGGGAATCGAAGCATCTTCGGACGAGTTACGAAAGAAGTATCTTGACGCTGTCGAACAGCCCAAAATCTCCGATGGTACGCTCGACAGTGAGCCGGAAGAGAGCATTGGAGAGTAGTTATATAGGGTAAATAAAAACCGCTCAAAACGGCCTGTATGGGCTGTGAGAGCGACAGCAGATTTCCTTCTTCCAAACAGGAAAGCCCCCGACCGATAAGGCCGAGGGCTTTTCTCTATTCTCTTATTCATCCAAGAATCTTTTTGTGTATTGCTCAATGTACGTTTCCAGGTTATCAGCGACAATCTGTAGGAAGTCATATCTGTGTCCGAAAGCAAAGCTGCCGTACGGTACGCCGAACATTTGTTGCGAATCACCTATGTTTTTGTGACGTAGCCACGCTTCGATTGTTTCCTCTCTGTCATCTTGGACGATTTCGACGATCCATTCACCACAAGTGTACGCTTGGATTCTGATATTCTCTTCTCTTTTCAGAATTTCAAATTCATTGTTTGCCATGTCAATTCTCCTTTCACATTACACGTCGGACAGAAGTGCGTCCTGTCTGCTGTGTCCACCAGTACACACGCCCACGGATCTCTGTGTCGCTGTACATCTGAATATCTCGTCTTCCTTCCCCTTCAGGAGTCATGTAGTAACCTTTACCGTATCGCGGAAAGTTCTCGCATCCGCTCATTCCGATAATGTTTCTGCTGTCTTGTGCAGAACGTGTACGAAGGGCAAGTCTTGCATCAAAATTACACTTTATCTCTGTAGGCAAGACTTTTGCAATAGGTGTCTGCGTTGCAAGAATGATATGGATTCGAGCAGCACGTCCGATTTGAGCGATACGCTGTACCAATGGCATGATTTCTCGCTTGTTTGTACACATCAAGTCTGCAAACTCGTCTATGACGATATACACATCGGATCCGCTATATTTCCTCTGTCCGGCCTGTTGCATCTGTCTGTATCTGCAATCGCAAAGCTGCAAAGCATACTGCAACGCAGAAACAAACTGCTCCGGCTCCGACGCATAGTACAGAGTATGCGGAAGACTTCTGTACATGGACAACTCAACTCGTTTCGGGTCTATCAGAATAAATTCTTTTCCACCAGGAAGATCCACAGGAGCAGAAAAGAGAGCAGTGTACATTAGAGCATTGATTACTACAGATTTGCCGGATCCTGTCGCTCCGGCTATGAGCAAGTGGGGCTGCTGTAGCATATCGTAGTAATGCGTCCAGTATTTGCCTGTGGGAGTATACCATGTTCTTTCTGTGATGATTGACTTTCTCTTACGCATCAGAACACATCCTTCCATGCTTCAGCCTTGTATTCCGGCTGTTCACGCAGACAGTAGAAACAGCTATCCAGGTTGGCATACTTTTCTACAAGGGTTTTTGTCTTTTGCGGATATGCGGATCCGTCCGGCCTTGTAACAGTCTTCCAACCATGTTTATAGAGTCTGAACGGATTGCGTCCGCCTGTATGAAATTCGATAGAAAACTGCGCTTCGTAGAATGACAGCTTCATAATTCTGCTCACCTTTGCCATTGTAGATTACCTTCCTTTCTCAAAGTATGCCCATTTCGCGCAATTCGCGCAGAAGGCCGTATCTCTGTCCGTTCTTCTGAAAATAGTCCTGCATCTCGTCACCTAACCACCATACAGCATCGTCTGCACAGGGATCCATAGAAATCTGCAATGCAATTTCCGCGATTTCGCGCAGACAATTCTGCTTATCTTGGAAACGTTTTCCTCTGATAGTCAAGTTTGTCCAAATGACTGCTCGTCCGTTTGACCGTTCACGCAGAAAGTCTACGTCATTCCAAAAGAGTTTGACTTCCTTTTCGTTGTCCTGGTTGCGAATGATAGCTAAATACATATAGAAACCTTCCTTTCTATAAAATTGTGAATGGAATAGGGCTTTTTGTGCAGAAACCCTTTAGAAACTGCGAATTGTTATCCAGAATAATATGTGCGCTTTACTATTCCATTTCGAATATAAAATTTTTGTGTTTCCGCGAAAATTGCCATACTGCTATATGGATCGTATTCGTATATATGCCATGTTTCACCAGGCAGCAACATATACTTACAATCGTTCAGAATGTCGCGGATCTTTTCCGCAGAACGTGCAGAAACAGAATGCACAGAAAGCGAATGATACACAAACTCTTTACCCTGGACAGCTTTAGCCAATACAACCTTTGACATTGCAGCTTTCCCCCTTTTCAATTTTCCCGTCAATGACGGCATGGAATCCGGCCTGTTTTGGTATGGTACAGACCGAAACGGGAAACCATATTGATATAGTCAATGAATTTCGCAACGAATATCTTTTACGCTGTTATCCCAACACTTTGCGCATGTCGCGCAATCACTGCAACGACATTGTGTGAACGTGTCCGCGCTTGTGAATTTTTCGACGGCTGTATAGATAGGCCAACCGTTTTTCAATACAAGCGCGATTTGTTCGGGTTTCGTATCAGCCCAAATGGATGCACGCAATTTAAAATTTTCAGGCAGCTTGACATTATCGAAAAAGACAAAGCTTTTTGTATATGCAATAAACACAATACGCGAATCATTAATAAAATGACTTGCAATCTTTAACCATGCCATAGCATACGCCCTATTATAAAAATCGCCGCTTTCGTGGATCCGTACTACATAATGCTTTTTGCGGAAATATTTCAATTTCTTTTCCAGTATTGCTATCATGTCTTGGACAAATTCCGGCTTTTTCGACAACATGAAATTTTCGTTTCTTGCTTTTGGTACAGTGTTTTTATACTGCTTTTCAGCTTTCAAAGCATAACATGCCTTTTCGCACATTCCCGTCCGATAAGGGCAAGTAATGACAGCGGGCAAATTCCAAATGAAAAAGGTGGTTTCTTTGGTGTTTTTCAATTTCTTGTTTCCAAAGCTAATATGGTAGGTTTTAGAGTTGTAATAGATTTTCATAGCACAATTCCCCTTTTAATTAGTCATGGAATAGGGCTATTTTTTACGGGATAACCCTTTAGAAAACCCGTTTCAATAGTTACAGCGTTTCTCCCTCAAACGGTACAGCCCAAAAATCTCTGTAGCGATTAACTTCTTTTTCAGTGATACCACCATGCGCATCAGCGGAATCGTCAGACTGGATTCTGTCTGCTAAAGCATTGCAGAATTCGACGCGCTCTCTGTTGTGCAATTCTCTGACGGTATGCTCGTTCTGCCATTCTTCCCAAAGACTTTCATCAAAGTCAGAGGGATCCGCGTCAAGAATCAATGTCGCGCCCTCATCATCAGTTAAAAACCATGTACCGTCATGCAGCTTTCCGTCAAACAGCCAAATACCGCCACCAGTATAAGCACATTCCACATTTTCAAATCGTTTCATTTTTAGTTACCTTCCTTTCAAAGTGTTATTTGCTTTCAGCCTTTCGGCATGGCAAAGGGCTTTAATTTGGTACGGCTAAAACCCTTGTGAAAACCGTTTCAATGCTCTATAAGCCTTGTATCAGCCTATAACCATTGAATACTTTTTAGCAGTACGGAAAACGTGCGTTTACCGTGTCAATAATGGCTAATTTTGCTGTCGCGTACTGTTCGGGAAAAATCTCATTCAGACGGGACACGGCCTTGCTATAGCTTTCTCTAAATTCAATATAAGCCCGTTCCAGGTTGGCAATCTGTTTTTCCAGACTGTCAATTCGTGCCGCACAATAGGCTATGCGCGTTTCTACGGCCTTTTTAATGTCCTGGATATCAAAACTATACAAGTCATAATATCCGCTACTGGATCTGTACACGACGTTATCCGGCTTATTCCGTCTATCGTCGTTTTCGGGAATGTCCTTTACCAAACAATAACAATAGATAGTATCATGAACATAGCCATTCATGGGATCTTGCGTGTACACTGTTAATTCGTTTTCGCCGTATGTAGGATTGAATTCGTTTTGGTGCAGTTTCGCGCCGTTAATATTCTTTGACAGGATCTTGAACACGGATCCGTCTTTTTTGGTAGGGAATGTTACTTTTTCCCATGCTCTTTTAAAGGTCTTTGCGCTTGACAATTCCTTTTTCAATTCGGTTTTAATTCCTTCCATGTCGTAGCAATTCATAGTATTAACCTTTCCTTTCCGGCCTTGTGCGGCCTGTTCAAAATATATATAATTTATAGTGTATGTGGTCTGTAGTCGAATGTAAAAACAGCACACATAACCCTCTATAAGATAGCACACATATAAAAACTTGTCAATACTTATTATAAAAATAATTCAAGATTTTTTATAATAATTGTAGGGCTTATTATGTCGCGGATAACACCATGCAAGGCCGGATCCGCTATTTTTCGGGCTGTCCTGGTTACCGTTTCAGCCGGAAAAATCGGACGGGGACGGGGGATATCGCGCAGCGGGAAGGGGGCGGGTGAGTCGAAAAAATACCGCAAAAAATAAAAAGGCTACTTCCCTCAAAAATCAATGTTATACAACAGGCTAACAAAAACGCCTTAAAGTGTCGATTTGTAGCATAAGTGAAAAAAAGTATCCTATATACGCGTATATAAGAAAAGTATTTTCGCATTGTAGTACAAAACGCTACTTTAACGCCATTTTGTAAGCCTATTGTCTACTTTGGCTATTTTGTAAGCCTTTTGTCTACCTTTTTTATCGCATCTCACAAATTTACGAAAAGCCGTTGACAAATCCAGTAATATGGTTTAAGATATAGAAAACCGAAGGGAGTTGTTGTAAATGGATAATGTCATCGCGTATGTCAGAGTCAGCACTGATAACCAGGCTAAAGAGGACAAGTTCGGGATCGAAGCGCAGGAGCAGCAGCTTCGGGAGTATGTCGAAGCAAGGTCTGATATGAAGATCGTGAAGTGGGTGTACGACCGAGGTGAGAGCGGGGCGAAGGAACGTCCTGGGTTTGACGAGATCGTATACGGGGATGTGATCGAGAACCCGCCGTACCAGGCTGTACTGGTGGCGAAGTCGGACAGAGTAGCCCGTGACATCAACGTGTATTATTACTACAAGATGATGCTCCGCAAGAAGGGTGTGCAGCTGATCTCGATTTCCGAGGACTTTGGTCAGATGGGGGCGTTTGCGACGATGCTCGAAGCGTTCACGATCTGCGCTGCACAGATGGAACGGGAGAACATCAACAAGCGGACGAGTGCCGGACGGAAGGTGAAAGCCAGTAAGGGCGGGTATTCGGGTGGCAGACCGCCCACAGGGTACGACGTTGTGAAGGGCGAACTGGTTGTGAACGAGGGCGAAGCGAACATCGTCAAGTTCATCTTCCAGTGCAGAGAGAACGGCATGACTATGGCTGATATCATGTTCGCTCTGAACGACCTCGGATATAAGACCAAGAGCGGAAAGCCGTTCCTCATCTCGTCCATTCAGAACATCCTCAAGAACGAGCGGTTCTACAGGGGCGAGTACCACTACGGCAAACTGGACGAGTGGGTGCAGGGTCAGCACAAGGCGATTCTGCTGCCGAAGAAGGGAGAGGGTGAGAGCAAGTGACTCCGAAAAATCTGATAATCACCATGCAGAACCATTACGGCACAAGCCAAAGTGAACTGGCAGAGCAGTTGGGGATCCAACGGGCATCGCTGTCCACTATCCTACGCCGTAGCGAGGACGGGTTTTCGATGTCGCTTCGGACGTTTTTCCGAATCATGGATGCTTTGGGGTGCGATATCCGCATCGAAGCGCAGGACGGATGGGAGCCGAGGGATTACGAACTGCTTCTGAACGAGGACGATTTCGGGATCCGCTACCGAAAAGGCCGGAAAAAAGAATAAACCGCATCTGCACTACGGCAGCTGCAAGAGTCATTACGGACTGTTCCTGGAGAGGGAGCAGTCCGTTTGTTTTTGGGGGTAAGTATGACTGACAGAGAAATACTCGATGTGATATTCGGGAAGATAGACTGCGGACTGTTGGATCCCGCGATTTATACCGATGCGTTTTCCTGTATTCGGAACATCGGTGAGAGCGAGAAAGCGATTCCGATTGTTCTGAACCACAGTCTGATGGAGCGCATCAGCCGTGACATGGCTGTGGCGAACGAGCGACAGGACTTCGAGTTCATGGAGCAGATGTATCAGCAGTACAGGCGGTGTCTGTTCTACACGGCTCCTGTGTGGTTCGACGATTTCTGTCGGGCTATCGAGTACGACCGCAAGTTCGACAAGCAGTTCTACGCTCCGAGAAGGGTGTATCTCCGGCCTATGGTGCAGGGTTATCAAGACATCCTCGACTGTAAACTGGACTTGCTGACCGTGTCACAGCCGAAGCGTACTGGTAAGTCGCAGACGGAGATCCTGTTCACGCTGATGCTGTCGGGCAAACAGCCGAACCGTTCCACGCTGATGGAAGGTACGGGCGATGACCTTGTCAAGTCCTTCTACAACGGCGTACTGGAATATCTGCTGATTCCGAACGAGTACAACTTCTACGAGATCTTCCCCGACGCTCGGCTTGTGCAGACGAACGCAGACCTCAAGACGGTGAACCTCGACAAGAAGTCCCGATTCCCGACTGTGATGTGCCGTTCCATTGACTCAAGACAGGTCGGTCTGTCCGAAGCGACGAACGCACTGGTACTGGATGACTGCGTGGAAGGTCGAGAAGAAGCCAAGAACAGGCAAAGACTCGAAGAGAAGTGGGAAGTCATCTCCGGCGATATCATGGGTCGTGCCATCGAGGGTACGCCGATGGTCTTTACTGGCACACGCTACTCCATCTACGACCCGATAGGCAAGATACAGGAACACGCCGAGAAGGAAGGTTGGCGGTGGAGAGCGATTGAGATACCCGCGCTCGACCCTATCACCGACGAGAGCAACTACGCCCATGAGCGTGAGGGGAAGATGGTCTTCACCACGGCCTACTTCCGTCAGCAGAGGGAATTGCTGTCTGCCGAGCAGTGGGAGTCCGAGTTCCAACAGCAGCCGTTTGAAGCGAAGGGTCTGCTCTTCAACCCTACGGAACTGAACTACTACGTCAATCTGCCTGTGGATCCCGAAAGCGGGGAGCAGTTGGAGCCGGACGCTGTGTTCGCCGTGTGCGATACCGCCGAGAAGGGCGAGGACTCGACCTCTATGCCTGTGGCCTATATCTACGGCGATAAGGTGTACATCGAGGACGTAGTGTTCGACAACTCTCCCGCAGAAGTGACCAAGCCGGAGTGTGCGTCCTGTCTGCGGAAACACAAAGTCGGTTCTGCCACGTTCGAGAGCAACAATGCGGGTGCGTATTTCGGACGTGACGTGGCGAAGCTGTGCGAGGATGCGGGACACAAAATCAGCATCCGGCTGAAATACACGACCGCCCATAAGCAGACGAAGATAGAGATGGCATCCGACAACGTCAAGAAGTATTTCTACTTCCGCGACCCAAGCACCTACAAGCGCGGGAGCCAGTATTGGGCGTTTATGAAGGAACTGACTACCTACACCCGTATCGGCAAGGTTCCGCACGATGACGCTCCCGACTCGATTGCGATGATGGAGAACGAACTTCGTACCCGTTTGGCTCCCGCTGTCGAGATTTTTCGCCGTCCGTTTTAGTATCCAATGCTCTTTGATTAAATAAAACTTGACAAAGCATTGGAGATGTGGTATAACGTATCTGCCGGAATACGCTTTGTGAGAGGGGGAGTCAGCCTGTGGCAACTTTCGGTCGGAGAGTCATTACCACGGATGAAGAAGTCATCACAGCCGAGAATGTGATGAACGTTCTTCAAACGGCTATGACCACCCACATCCAAAATCAGACTGAAATCCAGTATCTTTACGACTATTTCAAGGGCAAACAGCCCGTTCTCGAAAAGACCAAGGAAGTTAGGCCGGAGATCAACAACCAGGTCATCGAAAACACGGCCTATGAGATCGTCGAGTTCAAGACGGGCTATTTCACATACGAACCCATCCAGTATGTCAGTACCCGCGATGACAAAGCGATTACCGAAACAGTCGAACTGCTTAACCGCTACATGATGGTACAGGATAAAGCTGCACAGGACGTTGCGCTTGCGTGGTGGTTCCACATCTGCGGTCTTGCATATCGCATGGTTCTCCCGAACAGGGACAAACAGCCGAACGACGGCGATGTTCCGTTCGAGATTTACACGCTCGACCCGCGCTTCACTTTCGTGGTGCGGAGTACAGGACTCGGCAACAAGCCTGTGATGAACGTGAAGTTCGTCAACAGGGAAGACGGGACTGTAGTGTACAGCGTATACACCAAGGACAAATACTTCGAGATCAACGACCAAACCTCGATTGCGAAGGAGAAGAAGAACCCAATCGGTCTTCCTATCATCGAGTATCCGGCGAACCTCGCTCGGCTCGGTTCCTTCGAGGTCGTGCAGACGCTGATGGATGCCATCAACCAAATCGAGTCCGACAGGACGGATGCCATCGACCAGTTTGTACAGGCACTTCTGCTGTTCCACAACGTCGTTCTCACCAAAGAAGAGTTCACCGAACTCCGCGAACAGGGTGCTATCCAGTTCAAGGACATCGACGCGACGATGAAAGCGGAAATCAAGTACCTTGTCGAGGAACTTGACCAACAGCAGACGCAGACAGCCGTTGACCATATGTATCAGCGGATCCTCACCATCTGTGGTATGCCGAACCGCAACGGCGGGTCATCCACAAGTGATACTGGAAAGGCCGTCGTTTTTCGCGATGGGTGGAGCGCAGCTGAATACCGCGCCAAGCTGACGGAGAGTTGTTTCCGCAGTTCCGAGAAGCAGTTCCTACGGACTGTCCTCGCCATCTGCCGTGACCTCGATGACATCAATCTGACCCTCATGGACTTTGAGGTTCGGATGCCCCGTCGCAACTACGACAACATCAAGGAAAAAGCCGACGTGCTGACTATGATGCTGAACAACGAGAAGATTGCTCCGAAACTGGCCTTTGAACACTGCGGACTGTTCGTGGATCCCGAAGTCGCTTTCCAAATGTCCGAAGAGCATCGGAAAGAGAACGAAGCAAAGCAACTCGCGGAGATGAAAGAACTCGCGGGAGTGAAGGACGAGCCGGATGAATTATAAATATCTCGACAAAGTGCTGACTGTCACAGTCAAGCGCATCATCCGAACATTCGACCAGTACAAGTCCGTCCCCGTGGACGAACTGAACGTCCTTTCCCATACACAGCAGTTGTATGAGGAACTTGAGCGAATCAACCGAGAAGCCTTTGAGGACATTGCCAAGCATTACTATCACTCGGAACCGCATGGGGACGGAGAGTTCATGTATCTGTGGCTCGAAGGACTCCTGTATCAGCCGAGTGCAACAACGAAGTACGCATACGACAAGGAAGTGTACCGAAAGCGGGACAGGCTTGCCGAAGCGTTGCTTGCTACGGAGAAGCCGAACCGACCGCAAGAGTACCAAAAAGCGATGCGTCACTGGACGCAGATGACGGGGTGGTATGGCATTGAAGTTGCTGACGAAGGTGTTCGACAGGCGAGATTGGATGACGGAGTTGCCCGTGTCATGTGGGTGTCGGAACACGACAACCGAGTGTGCGGTGACTGTCACCAACTTGACGGAAAAATTTTCCCGATGGATGCTCTACCTGACAAACCGCATCCTGGATGTCGTTGCCATTTTGAGAGAGTGAGGGATGCTCATGCCGATGCCCTTTGAGGTTAAACTGACACCCGCCATCGTCCGAGAGATCGAACGGGCGTTGTCAAGCGGGAAGTCTGCGGAACTGGCTGTGAGGAATGGAAAAGTCATCCTTTGGTCAGTATCGAGCAAAAAGAAATACGAATTGCCAATCGCATAGGCGATAGGAACAGCCATTACGGGCTACTGATGCTACGGCATCGGTGGCCTGTTTTTATATGGTCAAAACCCTTTTTATATCTTCAGAGAGAACTGTAAACGCACAAGTGGGGAGATCCACTCTAAAAGCGCAAGAGTGTGCAGAGAGAACTGCCTTGTTAAACGCAGAAAGGAACTGAATACTATGGCGAAGATTGATACCAGTATCATCGAGGGTTATGCCAACATGACTCCCGAACAGAAGGTCGCTGCTCTCGAAGCCGCGACTGTGCCGGATCCCGACCTTTCGGGATACGTTTCCAAGGAAACCTTCGACAAGGTTTCTTCCGAACTCGCTACGAAGAAGAAGGAACTGAAAGCGAAGATGACCGACGATGAAGCTGCCAAAGCGCAAGCTGCCGAAGAACTGGAAAACCTTCGGAACACAGTGCAGACGCTTACCGACGAGAAGACGGTCGCACAGCACAAGGCCAACTTCATCGCACAGGGATATGATCCCGAACTCGCAGAGAGTTCCGCACAGGCCATGCTCAAAGGCGATATGGCAACGGTCTTTGCCAATAACAAGACCTTCCTGGAAACCTATGCCAAGAACATCCGCGCCGAGGAAGTCAAGGGAACTCCCCGCCCCGCTGCGGGAAAAGAAGCACCCGCCGACTACTCCAAACTGATCGAACAGGCACAGGCGAACGGCGATGCAGCTTCGGTTGCGTACTACATCCGGCTCCAGGAAGAAGCACGATTGACTACAAAGTAAAGGAGAATAACTATGCCCGACGCTATTGTTCAGAGTTTTTCTTGCCCGAACTACAGCAGTATGCTGTTCAACAAGGGCAATATCCGCACTCCGTTCTCGACTATCATCGGGGCGCGGCGTAAATACACCGACCATGTGAAGTTCGCCATCGGACAGGAGTACGAAACTGGTGGTGGCAGTCAGCCCAACATTTCCGAAACTGCTTCTCTGACCGCTCCCGACGCGACCTTCATCACTCGTTCCCAGGGAACGAACGTCACGCAGATCTTCCAGGAGTCTGTCGGCATTTCCTATGCCAAGCAGTCCAACATGGGTACTCTGTCCGGCATCAACGTTGCCAATCAGAGAGCCAACCCCATGTCCGAACTGGATTTCCAGGTCGCTGCCAAGATGCAGAAGATCGCCCGTGACATCGAGTTCACCTTCATGCAGGGTGCTTACAACGAAGCTACCACTGACAGCGAGGTCAACAAGTCCCGTGGTATCTTCACCGCCATCACTTCCAACGTCATCGACATGGGCGGTAAGCCTATCGGCCTGTGGGCTATCGCTGACGGTCTGAAAGCCATCCGCGAGAGCAACGCTCCGACTGTCGGCCTTGCCATGTGGTGCGATGCCATTGTCATGGAGCAGATCCACGGTGATGCACAGGCCAACGGTCTGACCATCGTCCCCGCCGAGCGCGATGTCAACGGCATCAAACTGTCCAAGATCATCACTCCGCTCGGTGAAGTGTATCTGTACATGGGCGAGTTCATCCCCGCCGGAACTGCGGGTCTGTTCAACCTCGGCGTGTGCGCTCCCGTGGAACAGCCTGTTCCTGGCAAGGGCAACTTCTTCCGTGAACTGCTTGCCAAGACTGGCGCGGGTGAGAAGCACATGATCTTCGGTCAGATCGGCCTGGATCACGGCCCCGAATGGTATCATGCCAAGTTCACCAACGTGTCCACCGACTTCAAGGCTCCCAACGGCAAGAACGTGTACGTCACTGGCGGTACTGTGGCTAACGTCGAAACCACTGCGGTTCTGACCGAGGCCAAGCTGAACAAGAACACTGTTGCAGCTGACAACACCGCACAGGTCGCGTGTAATACCCTGGTGTACGATCCCGCCACTCCCGCAACTGCTCCGTCCACTGCTTATCTGTGGCAGATTCGTAACAAGAGTGGCACTTCCTGGACTGACCTCACCGCATCCTACACTGGCTACAACACCGCCACTCTGACCGTCAAGGCTGCGGATGCTGAAAAGCATTACCGTTGTAAGGTCACTTCCACTGGCTCCGCTATCGGCACTGTCTACTCCGACGAGTGCGATGTCGAGGCTGCCGAAGAGGGCTAATTAACGAAATGAGGTGGACAGCATGACTCTCCAAGAGAAGAAAACGGCATTGACCGCCATGACTGGTGAATCCACGGACAGTGTGCTGTCCACCTACCTTACGTTGGCACAGGACGCTATCATGCGGTATGCCTATCCTGTCAGTACGCCACCTAACACCATGCCATCCGAGTACGACACTCTGCAAGTTGAAATCGCAGCTTACAAGCTGAACAAGCGCGGTGCAGAGGGCGAAACTGCCCACAGCGAGAACGGCGTTAGCCGATCTTATGAAAATGCGGACATCCCCCGCTCTCTGCTCCGTCAAATCGTCCCTCATGCGGGGGTGTTTGAATGAAGCTGTTGAAGCGCAATCTGCAAACGGTCTATTACTCCCGCTACAAGAGTAAGAGCGTCGAGCATGAGAGTCAGTCCGTGGATGCGTATGAAACGGGTGAGAACGACGTACAGTATTACGACCCTGTAGCGATTCAGTGCAGTGTATCCCCCGCGAGGGGCTATGTACAGACGGAGATGTTCGGCAATCTCGATTCGTATGACCGAGTTATCATCACCGATGATATGAACTGCCCGATTGACGAACAGTCCGTTCTGTATGTGGACGTTGTACCCGAATACGAAACTGTGCCGACACAGGATCCCGAAGTCACCACCCAAGTGTGCCTGTTCAACTACGATTACATTGTCCGGCGAGTGGCGAAGTCGTTGAACTTCATCGCTATCGCCATCAGTAAGGTTGATGCTTCTTGAAAAAAGTTGTTGTCAAACTTAACCCGCACAGCATTGATAACGCCATCCGTGAAGTTGAAGCCCTCAAAAAGCGGATACTGAACGGGACGAAACAGCTTTTGCGGGAGATGGCTGACATGGGCTGTGAGATTTCCAAGGTGAACTTCGCACAGGCCGTGTACGACGGTACGAACGACGTGACGTGTCAAATCGAAGTCCGCTCCGATGACCTTGTGGCTGTCATAGCGACAGGGCAAGCGACACTGTTCATCGAGTTCGGCACTGGTATCCTGTGGCCTGACACCCATCCCGAAAACCAGTACGCCCGTGGCGAATACGGGTACGGACTCGGCAAGATGGCGGGTGGTTGGCGATACAAAGGCGATCCTGGAACAAACGGTGAGGTAATTACTTCGGGAAAACACGCCGGAGAAGTTCATACATATGGCAACCCCGCCAACGCAAGTATGTATCTCGCCGTGAGGGAACTGGAACGGCAATTTGAGTCGATAGCAAGGAGAGTGTTTAACGATGGTTGACTGCGAAAACGAAGTTTATACCAAAGTTGCTACCGCCTTGCGGACTGCCTATTCCGGCATCGACGTGTCGGGAGTCTACGAACCTACACCGTCCACCTTCCCTCATGTCTGCTTCTACGAAGTGGACAACAGCGTGGTGCAGAATCTTTCGTCTGACACCAAGGAAATGGCATCCGTCACCTTCGAGGTCAATGTCTATTCCAACAAGAAAGGCAGTAAGAAAGCCGAAGCGAAGTCCATTCTGAACACCATCGACGCTATCATGTTTGGCCTTAACGCACAACGGCTGTCGAAGCTGCCTGTCCCCAATCTGAACAACGCATCCATCTACCGTCTTGTCGCACGATACCGTGTGCTTACTGACGGGACATTTTTCTATCGTTGGAGGTAAAAACCTATGGCTGCTACCAGTACCTACAAAACCTTTCTGATGCAGGGAACGGGTACTACCACTGTCACCTACAGCAAGCTGTGTGATATTACCGAGTTCCCCGCTCTCGGTGGCGATCCCGAACTCCTGGATGCCACCACCCTGTCTGACCGTATGCGTGTGTACGTCCTCGGTATTCAGAATACCGAAGGTCTGAAATTCACCGCCAACTACGATAAGACCACTTATCAGACCCTTTCCACCATGTCCGGCGAGAAGATGTTCGCCGTGTTCTTTGGCGGTACGGAGAATACCAACTCGGCTCCCACGCCGACTGGCTCCGAGGGCAAGTTCACCTTCAAGGGCGAACTGTCCGTCTACGTCGAGGGTGCGGGTGTCAATGCTGTTCGGACTATGTCCATCACCATCGCTCCCACGACTCCTATCGACTTCGCAGCGTCCTAACTGACGCACACAGAGAAAAATATCGGGGGGACAATTTATGTCTAAAGCGATCAAATTTGAGTATGAGGGTCAGCAGTACGAACTGACCTTTACGAAGAAGACCGTAAAGGAGTTGGAACAGGCGGGTTTCAGTCCTCGCAAAATCGAGGATATGCCTATGACGATGATTCCCCTTCTGTTCCTTGGTGCATTCCGCGCCAAGCATCCCTTCGTCAAGAAGGAAGTAGTAGATGCCATTTATAAGCTGATGCCGGACAAACAGGGTTTGGTTGAGGCTCTTGGCGAATTGTATGATGATCCTCACGAGGATTTGATCGCGGAACCCGAAGATTCCGAAAAAAAAGTGGAGTGGAAGATGGAGAGTTAATTCCTTCGTCTTCCACTTCCGAGGAATCCAGTGGCTCTCCCGACGTTCCGAAAACACGGACAGAGTTATTTGAAAGACTCTGTCCCCTCTATATGAGTTACGGCATGACTTACGAACAGTATTGGGAAGGGGACAACCGTCTTCCCAAATACTATCGCGAGAAGCATGACCTGGAATTGAAGGAGAAAAACTTTGAACTGTGGCTACAGGGCTTCTATGTGCGCGAAGCAATCATGTCCTGTGTGCCTGTGCTGAACATCTTGAGCAAGTCGAAGGAACCGCTCCCCTACAGGGACAATCCGATTCCGCTCACCAAGGCCGAAGCACTTGCCGAACAGCGCAGACGGGAGCATGAGGAAATGATTCGTCAGAGAGAAATCTTCCGAGAAGCCGTGAACCAGTTCAACCGCGAATTTTCTAAAAAGAGAGGTGGTACAGATGGCTGCTGAACTGGAAGGTCTTGAATTTCAGATTCAAGCAAATTCCACGGGAGCAATCCAACACCTTGACGAACTGACCGCCAAACTGAACGGGCTGAAAAGCGCGACTTCCAACGTCAACGGCTTAAAGAAAACAGCCGATGCGATTGAGAGATTGAGCAACGCTTTCAATGGCATGAACGGTAACGGCGTTGAGAATCTTTCCAATCTCGCTACTGCGCTTTCCGGCCTAAAGATTTCCTCTACGGTCGGTAAGAATATCAGTGCTATCGTGAAGAGCGCACAGGCTCTTGACGATGCAACTGTTGATAGATTTGAACGGCTCGGAGAAGCCCTTTCCAATATGAAAGGGATAGGCCGTATTCGAGTTCCGAGCGTCGGTGATTCTAATCTGAACACCGATATGGCTGACAGTCAAGTGGGGGTGAGTGGTCAAGCCGTTACTGCGACGGAAACCGCCATGCAGAGCGCATCCGCTACCGCCACGACTTTCAGTCAGCGCATGAGTGACGTAGGCCATACGCTGATGGAACTGTTCCGTTCCTCGTCTATGGCGGGGCGCGGGATCCGAACGCTTGCACAGTACACTGTCGGACTTCCGATAACGCTCGGCAGTAAATTGGTGCAGAGCGTGAAAGGCAGTATCGCATCGCTCGGACAACTCTTCTCGGCTATCAAACGTATCGCCCTGTACAGACTGATTCGTACAGTCATCAAAGAAATCACACAGGGCTTGCGTGAGGGCATACAGAACATCTACGCCTACAGTAACGCACTCGGCGGTGAGTTTGCAGCTGCGATGGACAGCCTGTCAACGAGTTCCCTTTACCTCAAGAACTCCCTCGGTGCGTTGGCTGCTCCGATTCTGCAATCCCTCATTCCCGCAATCAACTTTGCTATCGACCGCCTTGTTGCGCTGATGAACGTCATCAATATGTTCGTAGCTGCGCTCGGCGGTAAAGGAACCGCGACTATCGCCAAGAAAGTCGAAACAACCTTCGGGGCTGCGGGTAAAGCTGCGGGTGGGGCTGCGGGTTCTGCCAAGAAAGCCCTCAAAGACCTTCAAAACTATACGCTCGGCATTGACGAACTGAACATCATCGACGATAAGGATAAATCGGGCGGTGGTGGCGGTGGCGGTGGTGGCGGTGCGGGTGGCATCGACCCGTCCTCTATGTTTGAGGAAGTCGAGATCGACAAGGGTATCAGCACCTTCGCAAACGCTATCCGACAGGCCATCGAAGACCAAAACTGGGCGGGACTCGGTGTCATGCTTGGTGCGAAGTTCAACCATATGGTGAACAGCATCAAGTGGGACGAAGTCGGTAAGAAGTTCGGTGGTTTTGTCACAGGAATCATTCAGACCGCATACTACGCGCTCAAGACGATGAACTTCCGCAGACTCGGAAATGGTGTGGGGGACTTCCTCAATAACGCCCTCGATACTATCGACTGGTATCATCTCGGCGGCCTACTCGTTTTAGGCTTCACGAAGATTATCGATTTTCTTATTGGACTCATCGAGAGAACCGACTTCAAGAAAGTCGGCAAGGCTATATCGGATTTTCTCAACGGTGCGTTCGACGAGATGACCAACTGGCTCCGAGGAAAAGACTGGCGTGAGATAGGTGAAATGGTCACCAAGAAAATTGCAGATCTTCTCATGGGTATCGATTGGGAAGAACTGTTCATCACGATGACCACCTACGCCTATGAAGCGTTCATGGCGAAGGGCAACTTCCTTCTCGGACTTCTGTTCCCGAAAAAAGAGGACGTTGACTGGACAAAGGCCGGAGAAAAGTTTGCTTCTTTGACGAAGGAAGGATTCACCAAAGAAGCCAAGCGCGACAAACCGCAGTTCCTCGTTGATCTCAAGAACGACGCAACCGAATGGTGGAACAATGTCAAAACCTGGTGGAAGGAAAAGGTCGGCAAGGTACAGGAGTTCACGACCAACGTCAAGAACGGTGCTTCGACATGGTGGAGCAACGTGAACCGTTGGTGGGGCGAGAAGGTATCTACGCCCGTCAAGTCCTTCACTACGAACGTCAAGAACAATGCGAGTGAATGGTGGAGCAACGTCAAGCGTTGGTGGTCTGAAAAGGTCGGCAACCTTGAAATCGGTGCTGCCATCAAGAATAACGCACAGACGTGGTGGAACAATGTCAAAAGCTGGTGGAACCGTGTCGCGGGAACGCTGACCACGAAATTTGAACTTAAGCTGCCGAAAGTTCAAGTCACTTGGACTGAAAGCAACTTCCTCGGACAGAAGATTCGGATTCCGAGTTTGAGTCTGAAATGGAACGCGAAAGGCGCGATCCTTGAGGGAGCGCAGATTTTCGGTGCGCTTGGCGATAAGTTCCTCGGCGGTGGCGAAAAGGGCAGAGAAGCACTGCTCCCGCTCGACCAAAACACTGGATGGATGGACACCATCGCGTCCAAGGTTCGGGACTCGCTTACCAGTTTCACGCTCGACACCGCAAGCGACGTATCTTTGATTCTCGCAAGACTGGACGCTATCGAAGCACAGCTTGTGGGTATCGGACAGGATACCAAGCGACAGGCCGACAAGCCGGAGAACACTTACGTCAACATCGGCGGTAAAACGCTCCGCGATGCTGTCACACGACAGACAGCTGCCGATGGCTACAGTTTCGCATAAGGGGGTAGGGAAGTGGCATATATCGCTATCAACGGTCATGCGCTCCCGCCCCCCAAGCGCGGAGTGAACGTAACAGTTACCACGGTCGTGGATGCCGGACGTAACGCCAACGGCGTAGTAGTCGGACAGCGGATAGGCCGTGACCAATACAAAATCGACGCTCTTGAATGGCCTTGGCTGACAGCACAGCAGTGGCACGACATCCTCACATGGATGAAAGACTTCTACTTCAATGTCACGTTCGTGGATCCTGTCAGCGGGAACGTCAAGACACTGAAAATGTACTGCGGTGACCGAAAAGGAGAACCGTATTATCTCGACGGTCAGAGCAGACCGACGCACTACAAGGATTGCAAAGTAAACTTGATCGACACAGGGGGGTGATTTCGTGCAGACTGTATCTTCAGCATACAAATCGTGCATGAAAGCCCCCCTTCGCAATAGGTCATTTATATCGGTCAACTTCGGTATCTTCAACGACACGCTCCGCTCACAGGCCGAGTTTACGCATCCCGCCGACACCTACATTTGGTTCAGCAACGACAGCCGTGTGTTCGATGACGGAGATTCCAACTTCGAGTATGCGACTCTCGAAAACAACTTTATGCGGGTGGACGGCACACAGCACTTCCTTCCGATGCAAGAGTACGCATCGAGAGGACTCGGCAACGGCGGTGTGGTGAGTGAGCAAATCGTGGACGATGGGAATGTGGTATTCACCATCAACTTCCCGCAGACCACTTGGTACGGACTGACTATCGACTTCGGCAAGAACTATCCCACCGATTTCGACATCATCTTCGGTGCTACGACAGTGCAAGTCCGCAACAACGACTCGTCGGTATACGTTGCCGACCGAGCGTTCACCAACGTCAGCCAAATCAAAATCAAGTTTTGGACGATGCAGAACAGCGGACTCCGAGCAAGACTTCAGAAAATCAAGTTCGGCATCGGCTATGAGTTTGGGAACGATGACATAGTGGACAGTTCTCTCACAAGAACCGTATCGCCCATTAGCGAGTTCATCCCGCAGTACGACTTTTGGGTGCAGCTGAACAACTTCGACCGTTACTTCGACGTGGACAATCCCAACAGCGCAATCAACTTCCTACAGGCCGACAACAGGGTGACAGTCCAGTACGGACTGGAATTGAACGACGGCACTATCGAATGGGTCATGGGTCAGAAACTTATCTGTAACGAGTGGGAGTCTGACGATAAGACCGCTACCATCCGCTGTGTGGATGTGCTTCGTGGGCTGAACCAGGAGTTCGTGGGAACCGTGTTTGACGATTACGGCGTAAGCTACGGCGAGTTAGCCGAAATCGTACTGGAAGACGGTGCGGGACTCGACCCCGCCGACTATGTGATTCCGTCGAGTATGTATAACATCAACACGACGCTACCGATTCCGAGAGGCAGCTGCAAGGAACTCTTGCAGATTATAGCCAACGCTTGTCGTATGACATTGATGGTGGACAGGGAAGGACGAATCGTCTTTAAAGACTTCTACGTTCTGCCTACGCCGACCTTCCGCATCGACAAGACGGATATGCTGTCCTACCCGAAAGCGAAGAAACAGGATCCTGTGAAGGAAATCGTCATTGAGTATCAGCGGTGGCAGAAGAACGGGACGGAGCGTAAGGTTCTCACCGAAGAAGTCACAGCTGCCAGTGGCGAGT